TTACGAAATGGATTGGTCAACCTCTTTTGAAGATGCGCGTCAAATTAAGATAACGTTGATTGCCACACGTATAAATGAGATTCTTAACCCGAACTTTGCATTTCCTCAAACATTTTGGTCCGTAAATAACGGAACCATTGCGCTTTCCACAGACCCTACAGATATTCTGGGGTTGACTGGCTCTGTCGTTAACAGTACTGAGGCAGGAGAAATGTACGCCAGCGCTGCTGGAACGGTGACTCTTTCTTCAGCACCTATGGACATCCTTGCAAATAACGACTACACGTTCAGTATTTATTCGTGCGCTACTGACCCAGGAGATTCTCCGACTCCAGTCACTGCGTTTATTAAGTGGTATGACAGCAGTAACTCGTTAATCAGTACTGCTACTGGTACGCCTCAGACAGCGACTACTCATTTTGTTCGCCCTTTTGTCACTGATATCGCCCCTGATACCGCAGCTACCGCTGTTGTAGGAATAACCTGGCACGCCACTGCTGCGGGAAGTGCGAACAGCGGAAATCAGGTTGTAGTTGATTCTGCGCTCTTTGAAAAGAGCTCTAGCGTTAACACGTACTTTGACGGTGCCCACGGAGTAGCAGAACTAAGTGACGTATTCTGGGAAGGAACGACGGATGACTCCAGAAGCCACTATTACAAGAACCGCTTTGCTATTGAAAGCCGCCTCATCGCTAAAATCCCTGATTGGGTAAACTCAGGCAGCGCCTTTCAACTGTTCTTTGCACAGCCTAATACGTAGTACGATAAGGTCATGCTGACCTTACTACTTATCTCTGGATTTACTGCGTTTGTTTTTGCTGTCATTAATCAGCTTATCTCTGTTCTAGAAGCCTTTATGGATATGAGACTTATTAGGGCTTTTTTATGCCTCCTCACCTCTGCTGGAGCTACTGGTCTTAGTAGCGTAGGAGGAGTCAAGCAGTTTATTATTTATTCGGTTGCTGGAGCTTTTTTTGGCTCTTTACTGGTTATAGTGGCAGAACGTATCAACACCTACCAAGCCGCGGTTATTCACGCGGTTGGCAAAGAGCGCTAAAGCTGTGTAGTCTGTGCATCCACTAAAGGAGGGTGCATGACGTATTACGTTCTGGTCGCAGGTAGCGGAGAAACTACTCGACCAAATATTGAAGCTTTAATGGAAGACTTTTACTATGCCAAAGGCGATGGCGGAACTCTAGTGATTGCCTATGACAATCAACCTAGCAAGAGCCAAAGCTTTGCTGCCCAGTACGCAAAAGAAATCGGCAAAGACATTATGGTCTTTTGCCATGATGACGCAAGCACTATAGGAATTCCTGGCGCTTCACAGTCCCCGTCTACTAATCCTGTAGAGGACGCTATCAAGTTTATGGCGGGTCAGGATTCGGTTGCCTACCTACTGTGGAACGAAGATAACTACATTCTGTCATCCTGCATAAATAACAGCATTCCTGCCTTTAACCTCTGTGACGGGCTTGTGCCCCTCAATGAAGTACAAGAAACGCCGAAGCCTGCGGTTAAGGTGCCAGACCCCAATGAATTACCCCTAGACTCCGCTCCTGTGGATGATATAAAGATAAAGCTACAAAAGATTCTAGAACTAACCCAAGAGGCTCTGAAGAACCTTTAATGGAAAAGAAGCTATCTCTTCGGGCACGTGGTGCCTTGGCGTACTTCATCAACGCTGATATGTCCATTAGCGCTGCACGCTTAGCTGAAGAGGTAGCTGAAGGACGAGACGCAATACGAACCGCACTGAAAGAGTTGCGAGAGGCTGGGCTGATTGTTACTCGTAAAGAACGGGTCAACAACGAGGTCAAGACTGTAAGTTATGTAACGGAAAAGGGATTCCTGGAGGCGGCTTCCTGGGGCCTGAAAAGCCGTCCTCAGATACTACACAGTGAGCAGAATAGCTTAATACAAGTATTAGCTAATTCAGTTATAGATATTAATAAAACATCAATCGGGCGATTGGAGGAAAAAATGGGGTACGATTTTTTCAATAGCACCTCAAGCTCCGATGCTGATGAGCGTCAAGCCGAACGCCTTAAAGCGATGGCTGAGCGCAAAGCTACCTATCAACAGCAGAAGTCAGAAAAACACGCTAAAGACGTCGTTGACAGAGAGACCGCTTCTCCTAAAGGCTGGAACGTTAACCAGTCCGCTAATGAGTTTGTTTCTCAGATGAGTGCCATTTGGGGGATTCCTCCGTGGAAACTTGCTGGAAGCCGATTTTTTATAGCGTTATCTAAAGCTCGTCAGACATACGACACTGACGGAGAAGTAGAACAAGAAATGATGCGGTTGTTTTTTGGCGCCCTTAAAGTCAATAAAGAGACTAACGGCGACATGTTGTGGAAATCCTTTATCAAACGTTTTCCTGAGCTAGCCCTCCAAGCCAAAGCTCGTCTCAATTCGTCAGATGATTTGGCAACCGCTATGGTTGAGGCAGAAGAAGAGTGGAAACGAGAGTTTGGGGATGATTTTGATGTTTAAGCTAGAGGACCTAAAAATTCGCCGTCGTTCATGGGTGCAATCCGCTTCCATACCCACAGCTCGTTTAGGATGGACTCTAGGTGACTGTACAGATGCCCCAGAAAAGGCTTTAGAGGCCGTTAGAGGCTGGGTTAAGCTTGCCCTGTCAGGTGAATACATCCTGAAGGCTGGAGGGGCTAAATGCGGCCGAGGAATCCTTTTTTACGGAGAGCCAGGTAGAGGAAAAACTACCCTTGCCTTAGCCCTCATTCAAGAGGCGATGACTACCTTTCCCTTAGAAACTTTTGTTCCACAAGAGGGCAAGGTCATTGTTCGCCCCTGCTACTTTGCTACCTTTAACGATGTCTTAGACCTAAAAGGGCGCCTTATGGACGACGAGCCTTATGAGAGCGATAAAGTCCTGTATGACGGAATGCTAGGTGACTGCAGAGACGACGCTTATAACATCCGAATTTTGGTTATTGATGACATAGGAAAAGAGCACTCCAGTCTATCTGGATGGCAAAAAAATATGCTTCATCATGTGTTGCGCACCAGATTTAACAATGGATTGCCTACGATTGTTACTAGCAATATTAAGCGAGACAACTGGGCAGAGACGTACGGAGATGCTACAGGAAGCTTTATACGAGAAGCGTTTCTTTATGTTCCCGTAGACGGAGAGGTAGATTTAAGAAGGTATCAACGATGAAGGAGCGTGCAGTGCAAGAGGACATCATGTTGTTTCAGATTTTTCTGAACGACACTCAAATCCCTTCACCCAGCGTTTTTGAAGTTGGTCTTACCCTTGATGACAAGCTCGTCTGCACCTGCCCAAATTACAAGGGGCGAGGAAAATGCAAGCACGTTAATCTTGTCCAGCTTCGTATGGATATGAATGACGGTATTTACGAGCCATCATTGTCTAAAGATGTTACCGAAGCTGATGTAGCTAAAGCCAAACTTTCTACTAAACATAATAGAGAGTTCCTACTAAAGTTTGGGATACCAGAGGTTCTTTAACGTGTATAAAGGGGACATCAGTAACGATTTGCCTAAGCGCATCATCGTTACCACAGATACGTTTTTTGATTATGACATTACAGTCAAAAAAGTTCTTAAAATAATACCAGTAGCGTCTAAGGAAGCTAAGCTTAATAGGACGCTTCTTAGCCGTCTTTATGTGTACTCGCAAAACAAGGGATACACTATGGAGCTTGCTTCGTTTACCTTAAGCGAGGACGCCTTGCAAGAGATGATTGACCGCTTAGATGAACTGGGTACTAACCCCTTTCGTTATTTTACTAAGTATGAGTCAGTTGACCATTTAGTGTCAGAATTGCCCTACCGCCCAGAGGTCGTTGGAGTTTTGGATTTACCGACTAGGCTGCTACGGTACGGACATTGGGGATTGGATTTTACACAACTATGAACAAAGAGCAGCTTCTTCTTAGCAAGGTCATCGAAACTCGTGACCTTACTAAGCTATTTGAACGCAACGTTAATGACTCATGGTTTATGGATAACGAAGACCGCAAAGTTTGGTCTCTTCTTAAATCTCATTTCACCAAGTACGGCGAATGCCCCAGCCTTGATGTTGTTACAGAGAATTTTCCTACATATAAAGTTGTCGAAGCTCAAGACAGCATCGACTATTTGTTGGATGAAATTGTTGCTCGTCGTCGCAAGATTGCCACCATTACTATGGTGGGAGAGGCGATTGACCAGCTAGAAAAAGAACGCGACCACGAAGCCGCGCTGATTTCCCTGCAGCGCGGAATAGTGAAGCTTGAAGAAGAAGGATTAACTACATCCACCGACATTGACATTACGGAAAATCCGTTGGCTTTGTGGGATGAATACATGTTTCGTAAAAATAATCCAGGATTACTTGGGGTTCCTACTGGATTCCCTACTATTGACAAAGCAACTAACGGATTACAGAACGGTCAACTAATTATCATCGTTGCTCCACCAAAGACTGGTAAGTCAACGCTTGCTTTGCAAATTGCTCAGAACATCCATCTTAAGGGCAGTACTCCAATGTTTCAGTCTTTTGAAATGACGAACCAAGAACAGCTTTCTCGTTACGTTGCCATGAGAGCGCGTGTATCCCATACTCGTTATCAAAGTGGTTCATTGACAGACGAAGAAGAGTCCCGCGTAAAAGCTAAGCTTCGTGCTATCTCAGAGATGCGTGAAAAGTTTTGGTTGGTGGGCGCTTCAGAAGGAGCCACGGTTTCAGCGGTTGCCAGCAAGATTCAGATACTCCAACCAGATGTTGTATTTATTGACGGTATGTATTTGATGATTGATGAAAACGGCGAGAAGCCAGGAAGTCCACAGGCGCTTACTAACATTACTCGTTCACTTAAACGACTGGCGCAGCGTGTCAATAAGCCAGTTGTTATCTCCACTCAGATTTTGGAGAACAAAATGCGCAACGGTCAAGTGACCACGGATGCTATTGGTTACTCATCGTCATTTCATCAGGATGCCGACGTTATATTTGGTCTTCAACGCGAAGACGAAAATGTAGACAGCACCCGTCTTCTCAAGGTGATTGCTTCCCGTAACTCAGGAAACATGCAGGTATCCATGTTGTGGGATTGGAATACAGGAGCTTTCCGAGAGATTGATGAAACCGACCTATGACAGTAGAAGAGATGGAAGACCTGCTCGACAGACTAGGTATTGAAATTGTTTCTATTCATGGCGATGAGATTAAAGGCCACTGCCCCGCTCATTTGGAGCGCAAAGGAAAGCTAGACAGCAACCCATCGTGGTCTATCAACGCTGAGACTGGTGCTCACAATTGTTTTTCTTGCCATTTTAAAGGCAGTGTGCAAAGTCTTGTTTCGTATGTTCAAGGGTTTGATTCAGAGATGGCAACTCAATGGGTCAATAGCGGAGAGCGCAATTTAAGTAAAGCATTTCAGAAGCTCATTACCCCAGCACCATTACCCGAACGCACAGAGCCAGTTACTGAGTCTATGCTCAGCGCGTTTGTTTCACCGCCAGACTATGCTCTTAAATCTCGCGGTTTGACAGGTGTTGCGGCTGACTATTACGGCATCTTATGGAATGAGAAGAACAGCAGTTGGGTTTTGCCGTTACGCGACCCTTTTACTAATAAGCTTGTTGGTTGGCAAGAGAAATGGTTTAAGGAGCGTCGCTTTAATAACTTTCCGCCCAAGGTAAGTAAGTCTTCGTGTTTATTTGGCTATGAACGCTACAGCGGCTCTGAAATGATTGTTGTAGAGTCTCCGTTGGATGTAGCTCGGTTAGCTTCTGTAGGAATCTTAGGTGGTGTCTCTACCTGTGGTTCTGGAGTATCTAAAGAACAGATTAACCTTATTCGTTCAGCCGATAGGGTTGTTTTTGCTATGGACAATGATGAGGCTGGAATAAGCTCATCAGCGACACTGCTGGAATATTCACGCACTATGGGATTTGAGTGCTGGTTCTTCAACTATGAGCAAACAGACATGAAGGATATTGGCGGAATGAGCAAGGCTGAGATAATGTTCGGGTTAAATAACGCACGTCATTCAATTCACGGAAAGAGGGCATTTTTATGATTATTGGACTTTCTGGTTATAGTCAATCTGGAAAGGACACCGTGGCAGGAATGCTTATTGGACTGCATGGTTACGACAATCGCGCTTTTGCTGAGCCTATGCGTACCGCGCTTTACGCGTTAAACCCGTTTGTAGGTGGAAGCACGCGGCTTCAAGAAGTGATTGATATGCACGGATGGGAGTATGCCAAGCGTTATACCGACGCTCGTCGTTTGCTACAGGTATTTGGCACTGAAGTTGGGCGCGATATGTTTGGTGAGAACTTTTGGATTGACCAAGCGATGAAGGGAGTATCTTCGTCACAGAAGGTCGTCTTTACCGATGTTCGGTTTCCTAATGAAGCCAGCGCTATCAAAGATTTGAATGGTGAAGTATGGCGCGTTATGCGACCAGGTTACTCACCAGTAAACGACCACCCATCAGAGTCAGCGTTAGACTATTGGAAGTTTGACCGAATCATTATGAATAACACAGGGTTGGATGGTCTCAAAGGTCAGATTGCAGCCAATCTAGGGGAGCTTGATGTCGTTTAAAGGAACGCTGCTTCCTTACCAACCTGAAGCAGTAGAGCGTATGTGCGAGCGCAAGAAGATGCTCGTTGCCTATGACTTAGGGTTGGGAAAAACCGTGCTGACAATTGCCGCAATAGAACGGCTTATGGATTCACGAGAAATTAAAGAGCCAGGTTTGGTAATCTGTTTATCATCACTGAAATATCAGTGGGCTAATCAGATTGAGAAATTTACCGATGGTACTTCACGTGCTTTGGTCATTGATGGAACCAAAGCTAAAAGAGCAGAGCAGTACGACACTGCGTACAATTGGCGAACCACCAAGGTCGACTACATTATCCTCAATTACGAGCAAATTGTTAACGACTGGGATTTCGTCAAAAAGCTCCCTAGAGGATTTGTAGTACTTGACGAGGCAACGGCTATCAAGTCGTTTAAGTCTAAGCGCTCCAAGTACACCAAGCGTTTAGGTACAGCAGAGTTTAAGTTTGCCCTTACTGGCACCCCTATTGAAAACGGCAAACCAGAAGAGCTGTTCTCTATCATGCAGTTTGTAGACCCAGACGTACTTAAGCGCTTTGATTACTTTGACCAGCTTTATATTGTGCGCAACTCATGGGGTGGCGTAGAACGCTATAAAAACTTAGATGTGCTTTTTGGAATTATGCAAAACGCGTCTGTGCGTAAATCGCAAAAAGACCCAGACGTTGCACCATTTCTTCCAGACTCTATTCATAAAGACCCTATTAAGGTTGTCTTTGACCGTAAATCTTCTCGTCTCTACGAACGTATTAGAAAAGACTTACTTGCTGACTTAGATGAAGCGCAGGCGCTCTTTGGTGGCTCGTTCAACATCATGGCTCATTATGGGTATGAAAGTAAACGCAACGGTCCAGAGGATGAATGGCGTGGCATGATTATGTCTAAAATCGGCGCCTTAAAGATGTTGTGCTCTCATCCAGACTTACTGCGTACAAGCGCACAAAAGTTCTTACAGCTTAATGGAGAAGGCTCTAGCTATGCCAATGAGTTAGTGCAAGAAGGTCTTCTAGAAGGGATTACCAGTTCCAGCAAGTTAGAGACTCTTGTGGAGTATGTATCTGATTTTCTAGACGCTAACCCAGCTAACAAGGTAGTTATTTTTGCCACCTATGTAGATATGCTCGATAAGATAGCTGAACGCTTAGGAGCTGACCGTTGCCGTCTATACTCAGGTAAGTTAGATGCTAAGACCAAAGAGGAGAACAAAGTTGCTTTCAACACGTTACTGGATGTACGGGTCCTTATTAGCTCTGATGCAGGTGGTTACGGCGTTGATTTGCCCGCCGCAAATCTACTGGTTAACTATGATTTACCTTGGTCTTCAGGCGCTGCTACTCAGCGTAACGGACGAATCAAACGTGCGTCCTCTACCTGGCCCTCAATCGTTATCCAAGACATCTTAATCGACGGCTCTATTGAAGAACGTCAATATGAGTCGCTACAGCAAAAGACGTCAGTAGCTAGCGCTATTATTGACGGAGAAGGAATCGATGACCAAGGCGGAGTTCCGCTTACGGTAGGTAGTTTGCGACAATTCCTACAACTAGCATCAGTATAAAAAGCCTTTTAAGGTCTTTTTTTATCCTATAGTCTTTAGAATATATGGATGCCTAATATGCCTAAGACCCCTACGCGTACCATTCGCGTCTCTGATGACATCTGGAAAGCCGTACAGAAGAAGGCTGCCAGCGAAGGCATCACCGTGACTAGCGTTATTGTTACTGCGCTTGAATCCTATCTAGTTGACAAGGCGTAAATAGCCTACTAATCTCGTCCATGAATCGAAGGGGATTTCATGGATACAGCAGAAGTCAATCAATACGCAAAGCAGTATTTAGCTCTAAAACAACAGATGAAGTTTTTGTCTGAACGTGAATCAGAGTTAAAAAAGCGCCTTCTGGAATCAGTAGAGGCTATCGGTGAGCTAGACGCCAAAGGACATACCGTTCTTGAAGTTGACGGAATAAAGTTAACTAAACAGCGTAAAGAATCTCAAAACCTCGATATGGATATCGCAAAGCAAATCCTTCAAGAGCATGGCTTGGAAGAGTCATGCACTAAGGTAGTCACTACTTTAGACCAAGATGCGATTATGATTGCGTATGCAAAGGACCTACTTACAGAAGAAGAGATTGAAAAGATGTTCCCTGTTAAAGTCTCCTACGCATTCCTGGTCAACGGATAACAATGTCCGACGACTTCATTGATTCAACGTTTGCTGACTTGGATGTTTTTTATCCAGGCAGTAAGCGAAAGCGACGTGAACCACAGGTAAAAGCAATCAAAGCAGACGTGCCTGCTTGGGATGCCAAACCTTTTGTTAAAACACTATCCAATGGCAAAGACATTGAATTGTTTGCAGCAGGGTCACTAGCTCAAGCTTTAGGAAGACCGTTTGCTTCTATCAGATTATGGAACAAGCTTGGTTACCTTCCTACAGCTCCGTACCGCCTACCTACTAAAAAGAACAAGCATGGTGAGGAACATAAGGGGCGTCGCCTCTATAGCCGAGCCATGATTGAAGCTGCGGTGGAACTATTTGATAAAGCTGGACTTTTAGAAGTCAAGCGTATAGAATGGTCTGAACACCAGCAGCTCCCCGTGGAGTTAGCTGAGGCTTGGAGTAAAATCCTCGCTAATGAAACAAAAAACTAGCAGTTCAAAGTCAAGCAGTTCAAACATACAAAGGAGCAGTACCCATGTCAGTTCAAACAGATTCATTCGTTCCAGAAGTTGACGAGTTTTCATTAGACGCTCGTCCAGCAGGAACTCCCACAGATGCTATTAAGTCTGGTTGGGGAGCAGCCGAGGAACTCATTAAGCCAAAGGAATTTGCTAAGGATTTCAAGATTACTGAAACCCTTCAAGTAATTAAGTTCCTAGACCCAGACGGCCCATACGCCATTTACGGTTTCCACTTCCTTACTGAAAAAACAGAAGGACAACGTTCATACACTTGCCTTGGTAGCGGATGCCCAATTTGCGTTCGCCTTAACCACAAGCCAGAGAAGAAGTACGCATTCTCTGTAGCAGTTCTCACTTCCGAGGGAACTACCCTAACAAAAATGATTGTTTCTCCATTGTTCTTTAAGTCGCTTCATGCAGCGCATCACTCACCAGCAGGTCCATTGTCTAAGAACTATTGGGCAGTTGCTCGTCGTGGTCAGATGCAACAGACTACTTACATCCTCAACCCTGTTAAGGGTCGTGACCTCCAAGAAGATTGGGGCATTGACGAGGCTAAGGCCGAAGCTGCAATTGCAGAGATGGTTCCATTTACTGCTGAGTCAGTAATTCGTAAGTCTGTTGAAGAACTTAACGAAGTCGTAGACGCACTCGTCTAAAATAAATGTGGGAAAGGCAGGCTACCCCCTTGGCCTGCCTTTTCCGCCCATAAGGGGAACTATATGAATATTATTACGACTAAAGAGCAGTTAGAAGAGTTAGTCGAGTATTACCTTAAACAAGACGCGTTTGCTTACGACGTTGAAACAGTAGGCCCTCAAAGAGGCGTCACAGTAGTTAACGAAGTTTTATGGATTTCTCTCGCAACACACGGGCGAGGAGATGTCATTCCTTTAGGACATCCAAACGGAGAATTTCTTTCAGAAGAGTTTCCCCTTACAGGTGTAGGAGAAAAACGAGCCGCTGCAGGACTTACCCTGCGCGAAAGTGATTACTCCAAAGATAAGAAAAAAGCAGTTATTACTTTTGGTCCTCCTCCTAAGCAACTATTTCCTGCAGAAGTTTTTGCCGCCCTCAAACCTTTGATGTTTGGTACAGGTAGAACCCTTGTAGGACATAACTTAGCTTTTGACCTTACCTCGGTAGCTAAATACTACGAGGGAAGCGTGCCCACAGGTCCTTACTTTGACACCATGATTGCTTCATTCTTGTACAGCAATAAGAACAAGAACAAAGTTGGTCTTGATGATTGCTTGGCGCGAGAATTTGGCTACCACATGGTCAAAGGCGTTGGTAAAGAGGTAGAGAAATACTCCTTTAGCACCGTAGCTAAATACGCTTATCTTGACGCTAAATACACATTTTTGCTTTACAAGAACGTTCTTATTAAGAAGCTTGAAGAGGGACAACTGACTAAGGTAATGAACTTAGAGATGGGCGTACTTAAGGTCTTGTGTGAGATGAAGCTGACTGGCGCCCCTATAGACACTGACCAGCTTATTAAGCTCCATGACCAGCTAGAAATCAATATTGAAAAAGCGCGTTCGGATATCTACCGTATTGCTGGCAAAGTATTTAACATTAACTCCAATCCAGAGAAGCAACAGATGCTTTACGGAAGCGTGGAGAATGGCGGTCAGGGGCTAAAGCCAAAGGTATTGACTCCTAAAGGACAGGCTAAAGAAGCCGATAACATCCCACTAGAACTATCCGATTACTCGGTAGCAGCTGATGCTTTAGAGCCTTATCGTAATAGCAACGAGCTAGTACGAGCCATGTTGGAATACGCTGACCTTAACAAGTTACTGTCTACCTATGTAATTCCTTATCTTGGCGGAGAAGTAACACGCACCACCGCAGGAAAATCAAAGACAGAGACTAAAGAGAGTATTTTGATTAACGGCAAGATTCATTGTGACTTTGTTCAGCACGGAGCTGAAACAGGTCGTTTCTCTAGCCGTAACCCTAACCTACAGAATATTCCCGCCCCTGAAGACCCTGAAAAGGTTCCAGAGGATAAGCAGTATGGTCGTATGTTGCGTAACCTTTTCTACGCTCCACCAGGGTATAAGTTAGTGGTTGCTGACTACTCCCAGATTGAGCCACGCGTTATTGCCTCTATGTCTAAAGACCCGATTATGATGCAGAATTACCTTGAAGGTGGGGACATCTACACTACTGTAGGTAACACTATGGGGGTCAACCGTAAGGCAGGAAAGGTTCTTGTTCTTGCTATGGCTTACGGCGTAGGTCCTGACAAGATTGCTCACCAGATTGGCTGTAAGCTCAATGAAGCCAAGCAGCTCCTTAACGACTTTGCTGAAAAGTTTGGTTCAGTTAACAAGTACCGAAATGTTGTTGTTTCAACCACCCGCCAGCGTGGATACGTAACCACCATTCTGGGTCGCCGTCGGTATATCCCTGAAATTAACTCCAAGAGCTTTAGTGAAAAATCGGGCGCAGAGCGCCAGGCTTTCAACACGCGTATTCAAGGTTCAGCGGCAGATATTATTAAACTCGCCATGATTCGCGCACAGGATATGGTTCCTAAAGAAGCTAAGATACTCCTTACCGTACACGATGAACTTGTCACCCTAACCCCCGATAGTAAAGCTGAGGAAACGGCAGAAGCTATTAGAGAGGCTATGGAAGGCATCAACCTTCTAGATGTACCTTTATTAGCAGACGTTAAAATTGTCCAGCGTTGGGGAGAGGCAAAGTGAGTTGGTTCGATAAGTTTTTTAGGCACAATGATGAGTCCAGTATTGAACGTACTGAGGTTCCTTTCAGCACCATATTGCGATGGGCACTGTATGACCTCAGTATTGAAGACCCTAATGAAATTGCAGTTATCCTCGGTCTAAATCCTGTTAGCGAAGAGGGAAACAATAAAGAAGTTGAGGACAGCGAGCTTCGTCTGTCATACCTTGATGATTTAATTCCCTACATAGACATCATTAGTGAACTTAACGCAAAAATAGTAGTTGCTACTCAAGTACGTGATTTGCCTACTTGGGACGGCCCTCCTCCTAGCGAGGAAGAGATTGAGATGATGGGCAGCTTCTATAAAGCCGTAGGTTTTTCGGCGCTAGTAACCGCCTTTTCATCTGGCATACAACTTGATATTCTACATACCCATGCAATAGGCACTGGGACAGGCTATAGGGAGGAAGATGATGAGTAGTAATTGGTGGTCTACAAAGTTAACAGGAGCACCAGCGCAGCCACAAGCCCCACAAGCTCCTACTCCTCAATACGCTGCTCCACAGCCAGCGCAATACGCACAACCACAACAGCCACAGTATCCACCGCAGCAACAAATGGTGCCACAAGCGCCACGTTGTCCTGGATGCGGTAGCGGTAACTATGGAAGTCTTACAGATGCAGCGCGTGGCATGCAAGCCATGGCTCGTTGTTATGACTGCGGATACCCAGTTCAACAGTCAGGTTCAGGTTTAGGCAAAGGAATTGTTGGTCAAGGCGGTAGCAGCGGAGGCGCTGCAATTCCAGCAAAGCAGGTAGCATCAGGCGGATTTAATCCAAAGACAATCATTGGACATATTTAATGGCAAATGCAGAACTTATTAAAGTAATTAACAAGATTAATAAAAAGCTGGGCGCCGATACTGTGGTGCTTGGTGAAGACATTATTGATATTAGTGGTCGCATGACTACAGGTTCATTGTCCTTTGACGTTGCACTTGGCGGCGGATGGCCCGTCAACCAGTGGCACGAAATTATCGGTGAAGCATCCAACGGTAAGACCGCTATCGCCCTCAAGACTATTGCAGCAAACCAAGCCAAAGACCCAGAGTTCACTACTGTCTGGGTTGCCGCAGAAGAATGGGTTCCTGCATACGCTGAGATGTGTGGGGTTGATTTATCGCGCATCTACGTTATCTCAACTAACATCATGGAGGACGCTTATGAAGCGGTCATTGAAATCGTAGAGAGTAAGGCTGTTGATTGCGTTGTCATTGATAGCCTTCCTGCCCTTGTTCCTAGCTCAGAGAACGAGAAAGAAATGGAAGAGTCAACAGTAGGTCGTACCGCCCTGCTGACTAACAAGTTCTTCCGCAAGGTAGGCAAGGCATCCAAGCGCTCGCTAACAGAGGCTGAACGACCATTTATTGGAATTATGATTAACCAGTGGCGCTCCAAGATTGGCGTCATGTACGGAGACCCACGCACCACTCCAGGCGGTCTAGGTAAGGACTACGCGTTCTTTACCCGCATTGAGATTAAGCGTGATGACTGGATTGAAGAGGGTACTGGTCAGGACAAGCACCGTGTAGGACAGACCATCAAAATTCGCACCTTGAAGAATAAGTCCGCTCCCCCACAGCAGACTGCCTTCATTGACTTTTATTTTGCCCCTGGGGGAGTGGTTGACCGCGGTAACTATGACTTCGCTAAGGAGATAGTTGCTATGGGAATCATCAATAAGGTCATAACACGCGCAGGAGCCTATTATCGGTACGCAGGTCGCCAATGGCAGGGTGCTGACTCAATGTTGGACTCTATACGAGAAGAAATAGACCTTAAAGAAGGTTTAGAACGGGACGTTTTAGACTCTATAAAAGCTGGGTCTAAATTTGTAGCAGAAAGTCCTGATGAGTAAACGTTGACAAGGCTTTTGCCATTGTTTACACTTTAAGTATGGAAACAAAAGTGTGCAGTAGGTGTTTTGAAGAAAAACCAAATACGTCTGATTTTTTTGGGGCAAAATCCCCATCGCAGATAAAAGACGGCACTAAAAATCTTTTACATGGGGTGTGCAAAGCCTGTAAGTCTAAACGTTCAGTGGCGTGGACAAAAGCCAATAGGGGAAAGGTAAACGCCTACCACGCAGCCGTCAGAGCTAATAAAAAGGCGTACATAGACTCGTTAAAGTCAAAACCATGTATGGATTGCAGGCAAACCTTCCCCCCATATGTTATGGATTATGACCACCTTCCCCAGTTTGAAAAGCTATTTGAAATAAGTGAGGCTTGGGCTAGAAAACTAAGTTTAAAAAAGATACTTGAAGAGATAAAAAAATGCGAGTTAGTTTGTCATAACTGCCATCGAATTCGTGAATATAACAGAAGGAATGATACTATTAAGGCACTACGGGAAAAAGTAGCTGCCAAGTCCTTGGTGTCCGATGAGGAGTGAAGGACAAAAGCAGTCTAAGAAGCATGAGGCACGATTAGCAAAAGCTATCGATGGCAAGCGTACAGCTGCTAGCGGAGCCTTTTGGAATCGTAAAGGCGATGTCCGAAGTAGCGATTTACTTATAGAACATAAGTGGACGGGCAAAGCCTCCTTCACTGTCAAAGCGACAGTTTTGGAGAAGATTGTCAACGAAGCAATTCTTGATAGCCGAATGCCCGTATTAGGTATTAGTCTTAACAACGAGAATTATGTAATGCTTTTAGAAGATGACTTCCTGGAACTTCGCCAGAATATTCAGGAGTGCACTTGTCATACGAAGGCTCAGGCTACGTAGAAGACTGGCGTCATAGCGCAAAATGCCGTGGCATGGATACAGAGTTGTGGTATCCCCCACGCGATAAAGCTAAATACAAGAACATAGCCGATAAGTCTAAAGCCGTTTGCTTTGGTAAAGATGGCGCCCCTGAATGTCCAGTTCGTCTTAAATGTCTGCTTTATGCAGAAGAGATGGATGAACAGCACGGTATATGGGGAGGACTCAGCCACCGAGAGCGTAACGCATTAAAGCGAAAAGCTGCTAAGGTTGGTCTCTCACTAGAAGGTTGGTTGGAAAAACATGGCAAAGGAAGAAAAGTTTAAGCCAGAGGGAACGCTCAAACGTTTTCTTGAAGCGGGGAAAAAAGAGTCTCGCGTGCTCACCACCGTAGAACGTTATTTAATTACGCTACCAGCCGATACTTCACGTCGTTCAGACGTGCTACACCCATCAGCAATGGTTAAAGATGATTGGTGCTACCGAGGCTCGTACTTTCAACTGTTAGGGTTTCCACCACCGCCCAGCAAGTACCGTGTCACACTAAGTCAAAAGCGCGTCTTTCAAACAGGTCACGATATCCATAATGGTTGGCAAAACATATTTAAAGATATGGGAAACCTGTGGGGCAAGTATTACTGCAAAGACTGCCGTTCAACGTTTATTGGTATTCCATCTGACCACAAAGCTGACGCCAGCTATTTAGAGTACAGAGAAGTACCTCTAGTGTATGAACCATTGCGCATCGCAGGTCATGCGGATGGAATCCTATTAAACTTTGGCGACCCGCTACTCCTTGAG